ATTGTGATTAGCCAATCTGATTTGGTTAGCTGCAACAACTAATGAATCTGCATCGTTAGCAGAATCAACAGCGTTAGCGAATGTACCAGCTGCAAATGCAGTAGCATAATCAATAACACCTTTTAAGTTTGGTGCTGCACCGTTTCCATTTAATACTTGGTTATCTACATCTAAGAATAATCTTACGATTAACTTGTTTCTTAACCATCCTTCCATGAAAGATACATCATCTAACATCTCAGTAGATACTTTGAAATAAGCTGCTCTTTTTACTAAAGCTACAGAAGTAACAACGAAATCATTATCAATTTGGTCTTTAGCTGCACCTTCAGCAGTACCATCAATAGTACCATCTTGTCCAGTTTCATACACCCACTCAATAGTGTTTGCTGCTGTTCTTAACTTTGGAAATAAAGCATAAGATTTTGCTTCTCTCTCAGCAATATCATTGATACCTTCTAATCTTTGTGCTTGTGGTACATTACCACCAGATACGTTACCAGCAATAGTCATATCACCAGCAGCCTTCAATTCAAATCTGAAAGAATGTCTTCCATCTTTAGCTTTAATGAAGTCTTCTCTGTTATCAGCTAATGCCTTTCTAACTGAATTCTCAGCCATTCTTACAGAAGATCCAGATAAAGATCCATCTTGTAATTTCTTCAAGATAATCCCTTGTGTTTCTAATGCTGATTCTAAAGATTTAACTTTGTGTGCTTTTAATTCCTCAACTTCAGTAGTTAAAGATTTAATAGCTACATCATTAGTTTCACCTTCTAATTTTACTAATCTTTCTTCTAATTGAGTATTCTCGTTTTTTAGTTTACCTACGTAATACTCTTGTAAATTCTTAGCATCCATTGATGCCAATTCATCTGCTGTTTTTTCTACGAACATCTTTTATGAATTTAATATTAAGTTTAAAAATAATTGTTTTTTTTCTTCAGATTGAATTTCTGATAATTTAGATCCAGCCCAAGCCTTCATAGATTTTCCACCCCATAGTAGATAGCTTATTGTTCCACAAGCCTTTTCATCACTTGCATCATAATACTCTTCTGCTCTTGATAGGTACGAATAAACTCTATTTAATACATCCAAAGAGAAACCTCTTCCAGCAGCAATATCTCTACCTCTTTGTTTTCCAACATCAGTAGCGCATTTATTACCAACTGCTTCATTTAGTTCAATTCCCTTCTTAGCATTTGCAATTGCTTGTTTTGGATAATCATCATACAATTCAGCCTTCTGTTGTGCTTCATTCGGCTGTTCAGTAACAAAAGTGTCTTTAAAAGACGGCTTCTCCATGATCAGTGAATCTCTAAGCTGTTGAATTTGTTTGAATCTCATTTCAATATTCTCTAATCTAGCATCTGTACCCTTACCATTCTTGATGGCTTTCATAAAGGATTCTTCCAATATGTGGATCTTGCTAATTAGATCATTGTAATCACCACTTGATTTAGCAGCGTCTATAACTGGTGTAAGGCTGTTACTACCAAAGGTAACTCCAGAACCTTCCCATAATTTTAATTCTGTGATATCATAATGTCCCTTCTCAGAGAATTCTGAATCTTCTACATATTTAACTTTATCTGCAATAATTAAAGCCAATAGAATGCTCTCTAAGAATACCATCTTGGTAATCCAATAATGCATCCTTACCTTCTGTGCTTCTTCCCATCTTAGAAACAAATCTAAGTCCATATTGATCTTCATCTAATTCAAGAATCTTACCAATTTGTCTATCCCAATCATGATTCCTTAGATGTGCAATTCTTCTATTACCAGCAGATAAAGGCCCTCTTTCTTGGATAGATTTCTTGAATGCACCCTTTCTAATTACATCATTATCTGCATCAATAGAATCAAAAGATGCATAATATCCAGATACTATTCCTTCTTTATCATCAATATCCTTTATCTCTAAAGCTAAATTCTTACAAGCATATCTAATGCTTAACTTATCTTCTATCCTCATCTTAATCAGTTATATCAACCATTTCTTGTGCTTGTTCTATTGTTATAACTCCACTTTCTAATAGCTTAATTACTCTATCTACCTTTTTATCTTTGTC